CATGTCTTTATAGATTTCATCTAATTGATCTCCTATATCGCCATATTCTGCTTTACGAGTTGCTCTAATTTGATTGTTTTGCTCTTGCTTGTCTGCGTCTGCATCATAACTTGCAAGTTGCTCGTCAGTTGGTTTTGCTATGCCAAGATTCCATTCTTTGATGTAAGCTCCCTTACCATCAGAGTCATCTTGCAACATAACATCTTTTGTGAAATCTACTGAAGCTACACCATTAGCTGTGCAATACATTTCTATTTTTGTACTTAATTGTGCCATTATGCACCTCCTTTAAAAATTGTTATTGTAATTATGCTATTCTGTATCCTGAAAAAAATGAATGTGTTAAATTAAATGATAAATTACCGCTTGGCACATCCATTTTAGCATATACTTCAATGTAGTCATTTTGTGATAAATTAAAAGTTGCTGAATTTAAAATTGTTGCTGATGCGAGGTAATTATCACTTCCTCCTAATTCAATAGCTGTTACAGTTCTGTTATCTATACTTCCATTTTTATAAAAAGTTGTAAATGACTTGTTACCATTAGCTGTATTTGCATACATATAAACTGACGATACAAAAAAATATTTACCATCGGCAGGAGCAATAAAACGATTATTACTTGTATCAAAAACACTATCTGTATCAAAAGTATCTGTGTTAAAAGCAACTTTAGTATATGTGTTATCAGAAACAGAAGTATTAGTTGCAGACATTTCTGCTTTGAAAGAATTTGTTCCTGCAACACCAAATCCTGTTTGTGATGCACCTGATCCTAACGCAATAGTATCACCAGATTGTCCAAGTGTTATAGTTCCAGTTCCTGTTCTTTTAAGTATTTGATCTACTTTTAATGTACTCATAATTATACTCCTAATTTAAACCCTGTAAATTGACATTCATTGTTTAAATAATTTCCTCCACCACCATTAGTTTTGCAAAAAACTTCAACATAATCACCAACTGATAAATCCATTGATTGTACTCCTGCAAAAATAGGATTTTCACTTTCATCTGTAATATAATTTACTAAAGTTGTGTATGAACTGCCATTAAGATACAAATTAATTTTATACTCAGAATCTCCCGAAATAGCACCCATTCTGATACTAACATTAAACAAGTAAGTTCCTGCTTCACCACTTGGAACTGTAAATTTATCAGATGCAAAAGCACTATTAGTATCTAGTAACTCAGTATTAAAAGTAACTTTTGTAAAAGTATTTTGAGAATAACTTTGATCACTGTCTGTTTTTCTTACTGCGAAAGCAGGAGTATTAGAACTACCAAAGCCAGTAGCAGTACCAGAATTTGTTATGGTTGCTCCACTAGGAATTGTAATTGTATCTCCGCTATCACCAACTTGTAAAGCTGTTCCACTTGCAGGAGAAAGTTTGTTCGCTTGTATTTCACTCATTATATCACCACCAATGTTGAATTTGCAGGAACTGTTAAAGTTCCATTAATTGTTACTGTACCAACAAGCATTGCGTTCTTGCCAGAGTTAACAGTTAAATCTGTATATGTTGTTGGGTTTTCTAAATGAAATGTGCCAGAGAGTTTGCTTGTTGCAACTGTACCATCTGACGGAGTTCCAACATCAACTGACTCACCCATAGCAACCACAAAATCTATATCTGCTATTGCAACACTTACTCCGTTAAAATCTAATGTTGCGTTACTAACAGTATAAGCCACATCTGGCTCTTGAATAACTCCGTTAACACTTACCATTAAATTTTGCGAAGCAGATGGAGAATAATTTACAGAGTTGTGTTGTAAAGTATAGCTTGTTGCAGGAGAAGATCCTGTAACACTTAATATTTTTCTATCACCAATATTTGGTGAAGTTCCTATATATCCCATTTATGGTTTCTCCCATACTGTATGTGTTAAGTTACCTAACTCATCTCTAGCAAGTAATTCATCATATTGTGTTTCTGTTGTATTATCTTGAGGTAAATCACGCAAAGATTGTCGCCAAGTTTTTATATTGTCTGGCATTGTTACATCAGAGTTAGCAAGGTAATCTGTTGAAACTAATCTATCTTGTCTTAACTCTCTTATTTTTTTTAATTTTCTTTCACTAGATTTAGCTTCATAATTATTCCACTCATCTACTTTTGCTTGTTTTTGTTCATCTGTTAATTCAACAAGTTTACCATTAATTGAACTAAATCCCACTTCATCTTTTGTCCAAATTTTATTCATTACGATTTATTAACTCCAAATACTGTTACTGTTGCTCTTGCTATATTACCTGATCCACAAAAAAAATCTAAACCAGTAGCTGTAACTACTGAATTAGCTGCCGTATATTGTCCAGCAACCATAAAACCTTGTAGGTTTGCATTGTTATCATCACTTTTAACTGTTCCATGATATGAAAAACAATTACTAGCACTCCTATTGTGTCCAGTATGTATTGTTAAATGAGCACATTGACCACCAATATCTTCTGCACTATCTCCATCATCAGTTAAATAAAATTGAGTATCATCATCTCCTCCAAAAGTTTTAGAGCTATTACCTTCTGTTAAACCAACACCGATATAATCATATCTTGCAACATTATTGGTAGAGCCACTAGCACCTCCTGTTCTAATTTGAAATCTCATATTTTTATTATCTGTTGCGGGAAGAAAATTTCTTACTATAACTATGTAAGAATCATAAGTAGTAGTAAATATATTATCAATGGCTAAATTTGCAACAGCACTTGTTTGCTCTGTATGATTTACTAAAGTAAAACCACCACTAGGAGCATCAACAAAACTTAAAACACCAGATGAATTTGTTTGTAACATTTTATCTGTTGCAGGAGCAGTTGATGGCAAAGTTAAAGTATAACTTTGATTTGCACTATGAGGAGGTGATTTTAATTTTACTCCATGTGAATTTTGTGAACAGTTAAGTTGGATATAACCATCTTGCGAACTACCATCACCTTTTGCTTCTAATGATGGTACACTTGAAGTTGAGATAAGATTAAGTTTATCTACTGTAACAGCATCATTATTTACTTTTGCTGTGATAACAGCACTATCAACAATTTTTGCTGATGTAATACTGTTATCTTCTACAAGAGTTGTATCTGCTGTTTTGTTTCCAATATAAGGCATCTATAATCTCCTATGTACTAATGTCATCTACAGTTGATACCCACGCATCTACACTTGATGCAGTATCACTTTGTATTTTTAAAATATCACCACTTTGAACAACAAACTTTGCACCACCATCTAATACTTGTAATTGCGATCCTGTTGGGATTGGAGCAGATTTAAGTAAATAAAAATCATTAGAACTATCGTTTATAAATACACTCACATTAATTGCAGATGTATGTACATTTGCTAATGAGATACCTACGATTGTGTCGTTAGAGTTTGCAGTAAAAAGAGTTGATGCACTTGTGCCAATATTTCTAGCTTTGTATCTTCTAAAATTTTGTGCCATGTTTCCTCTATAATGCTATTGCCATTGCAATCGCAAAACCATTAGTTGCTCCTGTGCTTGGCAAGTTTGTTAATTGACTACCATCTACCGCAGGTAATCTTGCTGATCCGTCTAGTTGAACAACATTGTCTGCTG